GTCCCCTAATGCCTTTCGGCCCTCTGACTTTCGTTAGTTAGACGTAGTCAAACCCACAGCCCGAATTACTCGGGCCGTGGCAAGCGCTGCAGTTTACCACTGATTATACCTCTGAGTATTACCTCAGAAGCTTTTTCAGTGCTGCAAACGCCTGCGTACGACATTCGCCGTACGGACTGTCTCGTCTTTCGACGAAACGCAAATGGCTTCGAAGAGGGTGACCCCTTCAACGCAGCCATCATTAACGCCGTTTTATAGGCTCGATTGGACTTAAGAGCAGTATCACCCGCTCCCACGTCCATCAGTTCCAACCATGACCACGTTTGGAGATCTCTCTCCCACCGTGACCATGGCGAGGACTGAAACCTGTCAAGCTCCACAGTGAAAGCACCTTGAACAGACCCCTCAAAAGGTCGTTCAAAGCGCAATTTCTGGGGAACCTGATCTAATATCCAGTTACGAATATTAGAAAACGCAATCTCAACGTTTTCATTAAGAGAGCGCGACAGGTTAAAGAACTTGATTATATTGGACAGTGAGTCCAAATTGTAATCAAGCGTTAATGGTCTGACATTCAGACCAGCGTACCAGTCTGTTCCACACGACTCCCGAAACGGACCCTCTACGAAGGTCTTATCCGGGTTATGTCGGAATCCGAAGCTCCAGAGAGTCTTTATGACTCTCTTTGCAACGGATTGCCTACACACTATATCGTCGCCATAGACTGTGAAGTCATCAGGCTTCGAGAACAGTGAGCAGACAGACGCAAAGATAAGCGTCTCTAAAGGGAAACAGAAACCGTTTCCCATCGACACAAATTTGTTGTATCGCAATGGATCGCGATCTTCAAATTTGTATGCAGGCGAACGGATGGCGTCAAGAAAATGAAACCACCCGCTCGGAAGCAAGAGCTTAGCAACGCCAAGGGAAATAGTATCCGAGGCGCTACTAAGATCGATGGTAATGAATGGATCAACAACACCTGGGAGTGATCCCAGATAAGCGAGGTGCTGATTACGACCTTGATCGGTCAAATCAATACCTACCCTCTTGAGGCATAGACGCATGAAAACGTCTACACCCTTCTGAAGGTATCCATTCAGCAACGGCTCAACCGCAATGGTTCGATCAACCAGTGAGGTCTTTGGGACAGTAACTACTTTGTTGTAGCACACTAGCTCAAGCTTGGCCCGAAATCTTCTTTCGAAAAGATCGGGGTCAAGGCACACAGGGCCATCTCTCTCGGGCTGCAGAAGCTCGAAGAAATGGTGATCTGTGCGCAGTGCAGCGAGAGCATATGGAAGGGCTGACGGAGTCACACTCCACTTCTCGGATAGGACTTTCCTACCGAGATTTGTAGCATAACTGACGCCAATTGACGCCCCAGGACCAAAAGCACACTTTGCGTAAATCGACGGGAGGTTTGGTTCATCACCAATCACCCGCCGGATCCAGCGACGCATTTGTTCTGCATCGCGGTTCACGCGAATCGAACCCCTCGAAAGAGGAGAACGAAACTTAAGATCGTACCGTCTACACAGCCTTTCGGCCGCGTAGAATTTATCCATGGCCCTAGCTTTAGCTTTTGGCTTCAGCACGGGGTCAGGGAATGGGTACTTCTTAATTAGTGCAACCAACTGACTCGCGAGGAAAACATCCCAAGCGGTATATTGCTTCTGCATACCAATTGAGTCAGCAAACCTAATCAAACCCTCGAAGTCCCTGGCTTTTAAAAGCCCAGAGATATCTTGAGTAAGATTAGGCAGGTGGTCCTCTACAAAACTAAGGAGGATCGACTCATATATTTTATGAGCGGACCCTTTAACCTTAGTGTCGTAGTCGCGGACATTACGTACCGCAGCACGACTTTTGGAAGGCATTGCACTCTCCCATGAGGTATATCAAGGCCCAGGGCTTTCGCCCTGAGAAGAGACAGCGGATCTCAGAACGAGATCTTCTGGGTCTTCACGTGGGTCTTGAAATCCGCATGGACGAGCAATGCGCCCATGTCGTTCAGCAGTGCATCGATGTCGCCACTCGCCGCACCGACCGGAATCGACACGTTGATCGCGAGAATCGCTTCCCCGGTAGGGGTAAGCGAACCCGTGAGCGTGAGGGTTCTGGACAGCTTGGCTTGCGTACGTGCGACGCCGCTGAAGACTGACGTCGGTTTTGCCGGAGTCCTCGACATCAAGAGATCATCCTTGATGGAGAGGGTCTTGGCAGCACCGTTGTAGCCGACAGCGTCTACACCGAATTTATCTCCGGTGTACGTCTTGGCATTGAATACCAGGGCCATCTTCGGGTAACTCCCTGAGAGAGGACTGAGTAGCTCCAAAGACCGATTAGCCTTTGAAGAGCTTGCCCAATCGTTGAAAGACTAGCGCGGCCGAATCTATCGCTCTTTTGTCTTGTAAGACATGAAGCGGTGAATCCGGTTTAAACGCTATCGAGGGACCAGGTAGTACCGGAACTCTGCGTTTTGAACGACGCATACCCGTATACGTTCCTGAAGCCCCTCTCACTAGCGACCAAGCACCGTTGGGACCGCCAGTACCTGTTACCGTAAAGGTAGAGGTAATGGTTTCTTCAACGGTATACCAGGAAGCTAATGGAGACTTTGTGACGAAAGGGACAATGCTGCTTATAAAGGAGCCAACGTTGATAAACCAGTCAGCTACAAAGCTGAAAGGAATCAACTCCCAGGGTAGAGAGAGCATACCGCTCGCATCTACTCCGAGATTGTTGGTTAAGCGCACTTCTTCTTCCAGTAGGATACCGGCGCGCACTTGAACTAAGTGAACGTCGGTCCTCTGCCAGTTGAAGTTTGCTACCCAATAAGCGGCTGTACCAGACGTCACCTTTGTCCTGCTAAGGGAAACATTCCCTCGTGCAGTCCAACGATGACGTTTACGGTACCTGGCCATTGCGTCAAGCACACCATCAAGTGTCGACACGAGAGGTTTAATCCCGTATTGATACTGTAGCCACAAATCAGAAGCAAGGTCAGCTGTACTCTTCACCACAGACTTAGCTCCCTTGACAATCGTTTTGCCACGGCTTTTTACCGCGGCTCCGACTATCTTGGCAGCTGTTGTCTTAGGTGACTGGAGTAACTTGACGAGTTGCCGGCATTCAGCAGCGTCTTGCAAGACGTTTGCATCGTGCTGGTTAGCGTCCGACCAAGCTTTTGTAGCAGCTACGGAGATCAACGCATCGATTTCCGATTGCGTAAACACCGAAGTAGGAGTCTGTCTGGTTAGACCGGTCGCAGCTTTTAAGCTGTACGGCCCATCTATCCATTCCTCCATGAAGGCCACAGGACTCGAGCATGATTGAGCATTATACTTCCAGCGCATAAACGTTCCGCTGGAGGCATACGTCTCTTTCACGCTAGAGTATGGGTTGACGATAATCTCGCCAGCCATAGACCTTCTTCGGAAGTTAGGGGTAACAACGTCACTAGTCGTCTCCGTGGTACCGGCATAGGCCTCTACGAAGTAGGGACCACCAAGAACCACCTGTTGACCAATGGTCGAACAGTTGGTGTTGGTGGCCGCCCACAACGTGGAAAGCCCGGTCAGTCCACCTCGACTTCTGGTGCGAAAATTACTCATAACTCTCCTTAGGTGTGAAACACCCCGATTTCTCGGGGGGTTATAGAAGCGGCGTTTCTCAAAGCCGCGAGTAAAGCAAGCAAGGATAGGGTGTCAAACCCATCCAAGCGTGCACGAAACCTCTCCAAAGAGCCACGCGAGCAGACATAGGAGAATGATTAAGTTCAAAGACAGAAAATTACTTATCTGTCAAAGTCCTTAGCATTCGCTCATATCTTTCCATTCGTTTCGTTATGAGATCGAGCCTTGCAGAAGCCGCCGAATGGCGGTCGACGCGAGGATCTTCGATAACATTTCTACTCAGAATGGACTCGTAGAGTGGCTTGGCCAGAAGGAAACCACGTGCTTTCGCGATAATTAGGAAAGGACCCCTAAGTATCATGAAACGTCCAGATTTTCGTCGTTCACCGCGCGTCACAATGGCAAGAAACACTAGAGTAAACCCTAATGTTTCGAGCCAATGTGCTACTAGGTGGCGGGAGAATCTGGCAAACACGTGGAACTCCTTCTGTAACTCCGCTGGCGATAACAAAGGAGACCCCGGTAATCACTCATAAATAATGACTAGCTCAAAGAGCTATCTAAATTATGGTGATATCGGGACCTTTACATCGTTGCGCGGATGCCTGGAGAGG